CCCGGCAATACCGTTGCCAGCTGCTGCTTACAACGTATGGCGCGCCGCAGCGCTCGCACAGGTCGACGCTCCCGAGTGGTCGAGATGCGCCGCCGCTTGCCCTATATTTGCGCGTGGCCTCGCGGCTTGCCGCCTTCCGGCAATCCGGGCACCGGCGCGCACGGGGTCCGCCGGGGAAGACAGCGCCGCAATCCATGCAGGTGCGCTCCCGGATCACGGTCGCCGCCCTCGCTTTTGGCGAGCAGCCCGGGCAATAGAGCGCCTCGGTCTTTTCGGCGGCAAATGGTTTGCCGCACATCCGGCAGATCCGGGTGTGCATCAGCCCACCTCCTGCATGGCACAGAGGTCGGCGGCTTCGCGCGCCTCGCAGACGAGCGCGAAAGCGTCCACGCCGAGGACACCGGACGCGGAGGCGAGGATATCCTCGACCTCTTCGGGCGCGTCGATGGACGCGTCATCCATCGTGCCATCGACGTAGCGCCAATGGTAGCCGTCGGCAATGATGCCGACGTATACGCGGCTGCCGAAGTCGCCGCACGATGCATCGTCGACCTCGACGGCGACGAGCTGGCCGTTGATCTCGGCCACGAGGCCACCGGCAAACTGCCAGTATCCGCCGCCATTGTTGGCGGTATCGGGGTTGTATGCGGGGTTGGTTGCCCAACCCCATGCAGAAACGATGCTGATGCTCATGTGTGTCCCTCCTCTCAGCAAGGCATAGGGTCGTCGAGGTCCGCCGCACGGCGCAAGGCTGCTTTTACAGCCTCAAGGTCGAAACTCTCAACGGGCTCCGAATTCGCAACCATCATCTCTGCCATGATATCGCCGGTTTCGTCCATGTAAACCTGCGCGTTCACGGCATTCGCGAAGCGGGTCAGCAGATCGGCTCCGTCTTTATACGGTGCCATTTTCTTTTCGCGGTCTGCTCTGATCGCCGCGAATTCAGTCTCCGTGATAAACCCTTCGCACATAAACTTGTGCGCCGTTTCCACCTCCGCATAAATTCTACTTTCGATGGTGCTGAGTTTATTTGACGCGTAGTAAAGTTTCTTTGTATTGATGCTCTTGATTTCCATTGTTTGTTCCCTCCCGGCTTTCGCCTTGCTTTATCTTATGGCCTTATTATATAGTGTTAAACACTATATGTCAAGTACTTTTTTGTAAAAATACAAAAAATAAGCGCCGATTCCTCGGCGCTTATTTCAGCTATACAGTTTGCTCGACGTTTCTTTCATCCGCGCCATAATGTCAGGAAGCCGCCTCTGTACTGTGGCACGGCCAAGATACAATTCCGTAGCAACGTCCACTTGTGGAAGCTTATCCACAAAGTAGAGCTGCGCAATCTTTGCGTCTTCGCGGCCGAGATTCGATTGGTAAATAACCGTCTCCATATCCCGGCGCATCAGTCCGCCAAGCTCCGGCGGTAATTTGCATCTGGCTTGTGGAGCCATAGCCCCGCCCCCTTACTTCATCGCTTTTGCAAGTTTCTTCAAGAGGTCATCGCCGTACTTATAGGCGGCGAGATAGTTGATCGTGCCGTCGGTCAAACCGGCTCTTGCCTTGATCGTCCGCTTGGCTTCTTCCACGGACTCGTCGACCTTTACGGTGTCGTACTCGACCCACGGGAGCTTTCCGTGCTTCTGCCACTTGCGGGCGTGGTAGCCTGCTTTCGTGCCGATGTTCTGGACGGCGGTGATCTGTGCGCCGTTGTCCCAGATCGGGGTGCATTCGACCGCCAGACCGTCACCGATGTACATACCCCAGTGGCCGGGCATCCAGAGGCCTTCGCCGGGAATGAGTTTGTCCCAGCCGGTCGTGGATACGTCCTTGCACTTTGCGATCATGCCGTCGGCGGACACGTCCGGCACGCTGTTCGAGGCGTATCTTGCACCGCCGTAGTAGGCGTTTTTGCTGCCGTTCCAGCCCCAGAGAATGCCCTTTGTCAGGTTCACGCAGTCAAAGCCATAGACAACTTTTCCGATGAGGCTGCGCAGATACGTGACTCTGCCGCCGGTGTACCAGTCCGGATACTGTGCGGATTTCTCGTCAATGATTGTCTCGCCTACGGGAGCGCCGAAGCAGCCCCACATGTAGACGGTCTTGTAGTTCTTCGCAACGTCAATGTGCCTGCGCACAAGCTCGGATGCTTTCATCATTTCTGTTCGCCCTCCTGCGGCGTGCCCACGTTGTCAATCGCGTCCTGCGCCTTCTGGGACTGCGTGCCGAAATAGAAGGTAATTACTGTCAGGAAGATTGTCAGGAAGTCCTTGCCGGTGATGTCTCCCCGCAGGGCGAGGACAGCAAAGACGATGGTCAGCGAGAGCGTGACCAGAGACTTGACGCTGAGCAAATTGCCCAGCCGCTTTTTGATATTATCCATATGTACCCCTTTCATTCTAGCGGTTCGTTCTTTTTTGCGAATACTCGTTTAAATGCCAGCAGGCCCAGCTCTGAGACTGCTGCGCCCCCGGCGTAGCCGAGCACGTCGGACAGGTCGACCGACGTACCAAGCTCCGGGTTGCTCCCGACTGCGATAAGGACAGCGATGGTTTTCAGCGTGCACGCCCAGATCAGCACCATCGTCAGGAGTCTGAGCAGATAGATGACGATGGTGCGCGCCATCTCGCCTTTGCTCCACTTGCCTTTTACCCGCATATTTGCCTCCCGTTTTATTGCGCGCTGCTATGCTCGCACTGCGCCTCCAACTGATGCAAAAACTTTTTCACTTCGCCGTTTCCGCCAAGCTTAACGTATTTCTGCCCGGCAATCAGGCGCTCTGCCATCGGCATCTCCTCCGACATGATCGTCAGCCGCAGGATTGCAAGATACTGCTCGTCCTGATGCTTTTTCATGCCGTCGAGCTTCTTGTCGATCTCGGCAAGGTGGGTATCCTGTGTCGTGGCCTTGCCGCGCTTGCGCTGGATGGCTCCGACGATGGAGCGGATGATCTCCGCCAGCGCAGACGAGCCGATCACCGCGCAGATGATGGTGATAATTCCGGTGCTCACATAGTCCTCCTTACTCGACTTTCTTCCAGACCGTCGGGGAGACCGTCGGGGTAAACACATTTCCGTCCATGAGCGACTCATACAGCTTGTCGTCCCACCAGCCCTTCTCGCCCTTTGCGAAGGCCAGCGTGGAGGTAATTACTTCGGGGATGATTCTGTACCCGTCCCGGTACTGCACGTCCTCCCAGAGCGTAGACGCTTCGTCGGGCGTGTTCTGTGCGGTGTCCCAGAGGTCGACGGCGGCTTTTTTGATCTTGCCGTGCCAGTTGATGCGCGTGCCCGCTTTGACGAGGCTGCCGCCGCCGGTCAGCGTCCCCAGAAGCTCCGGCGCGAGGCTGACTGTTTTATCGTCCAAAGCGCTTGCCGCCTGCTCGATGTACGGGCGCATTTTTCGTGCCCTCTCGGTGTACGTCATGGTGCTGCCTCCCCCAGTAAGATCTTTGCCGCCGTCTCGGTATCTGTTAGCCGCTCACGCAGCTGCTCCGGGCTTGCCGTCTCGATGTCAAAATTGTCTGTGACAAGCTTATCCGTCTCCGTGTAGGTGTGCGGCGTACCGTCAATGTCAATTGCCTCATCGTACTCTGCGCCCGTCTCTGCTTGCCGGATGAGATAGCCCGCGTCGGAATACGTCCGGTACAGTTCCACGCCGTCTGTGCGCGTTTTGTAGTGCTCTCTTACGATCATGCTCACACCCCCACAATATGGTCTGCCAACGAGCTCCAGTTTGTTGCCGCTTTCCACGCATCGGCAAGAGACGCAGGAACTCTGATTTCCAGCTGCGCGTGCGTCTGATCGAACGCGTTGACGTTGGCCAGCGTGGGCACAGCCGTACAGTGAGTAAAGTCCACAAACCGCAGCGGATAGCATCTCTGAAACACCTGCGCTGGGATGCTCGCGATATTCCCGAGGCACGTCACTCTGCGAAGCGCGTTGTCGCCCTGAAATGCGGCAGCGACAAAGGTTGTAGCGTCCGCTGGGATGGTGACTTCTAACAGTGCGCGGCAGCTACTAAAATTTCCAACTTGCCCGTTGACAGCCTTGATGTGGACGCGCTCGATGGCTTGGGCTTGGATGGTAGCAGTCATATCAAAATTTACCTGCCGGACTGCTGTATTTGCGATGGCATAATCACTTGTTTGCGTCGTCCCTTTCGGTGTTGCGATCGCACGGAGATTGCAGCACTGATAAAACGACTGCCCAACCTCATCCATATCCGCCGCGACAAACACACGCAGTTGTGTACACTGTTCAAATGCCCGAGCGGTATATATTTTCGTGGTTTGCGGGAGTGAGATGCTCTCAAGTCTACAACAATTACGAAAACACTGAGGGTCCGTGGCCCCCGCCCTTGCACCGACCTCAACTCTCCGCAGCATCGCGCAGCGGCCACTATCGGTTTCGCCGTTTGCAATCAGCATCCGGCCATCGTGTCCTAGCCACATCGTCTTACCATCTTTGACACTCATCGTAATCACGTATGAGCCACTGGAGGCGTACACATGCCGATGCTCGATCCACGAACTTGCGTCTTTTGTTTCCGGTGTTGTGCCGTCGCCCCAGTCTACAGTCGTGGTGTTTATGTTTGATTGCCAATAGTTGAGAACAAAGTCGTCCCACGTTTCGGTGTCCACGTCGACGTAGAGTCTCGTCTTGCCGTCATCGGTAATGTACAGCGCGCCGATATCGAGCTCACGGCCTGCGTCCTTGATGTCTTGGAGCGTCCAGTTCCAGCCCTGACAAATCAGCCCATCGTGCGAGGGAAGGGGCGGTAGCTCGGTCTTTGTGGCCAGCTCGGCGAGTGTCCACGCATACAGGAGCGTCCCGTCGTAGTCCCAGAAGTTGATGTCCGACTCCTCGGGCGGGGTGGTATCTAACGTGCCGGTGATCTTCGCGCCCGAAGCGTCGTGCGCTGTCACGCCGGATTTGAGCGTCGCGGGGGTGACGGTGTCCTCGGTCAGGTCGATGAGCGTTTTTCCGGCGTAGACCACCTTGTTTCTCGGGGTTTCACCCCCAGATACTTCCGGTGCCGCCATACGCTCACGCTCCTGCCTTCTTGCCGATGGTGACAGTCACGCCGCCGGCAGCGTTGGGCGTTTCGTTGTAGTAGATCGCGGCCACGTCGACCTGCGACATGTAATCGTAGCCGGGGTCCGGCAAAATCGTCTGCGCGGTCGTCAGCGGCTCAACGGATTTTGTCTGTGCCTTGATGGCCTCGCCGCTGTACGTGCCTGTCACGCCGAGGATCGTCACGCCCGCCTTGATGTTACCGGCAATGATCTTCGCGGCCTCTGTGGGGTCGATGGCGACCTTACCGCTTCCGTCGTGGTATCCGATGGGGACGATGTACTCGCCCTTGACCGTTGTGATCTTCGCTGCCACCGCGCCGTTGTTCGGCATTTCGCCCGTGATCATCGAGCCCCTTGCGCCCGCCGTCTTGCCGAAAAGAATTTCCGAAGCCTTGACGGTCGCGCCGGACGTGTCGAGGTCAAACGTACACTCGCCGGTATGCAGCTCGCCGTCCGAGCCGTGATACTTAAAGCCAAGCAGGACTTTGCCCGGCTCTACCGTGTCGGCGGTCAGGTCTAACAGCACCTCGCCGCCATAGATAAATTTACTTCTGCCCAAAATTTACACCTCCGATGCAATGTAGACCGTCGTGCCGGTCTCGTTGGATACCTCATAGTATGGGACTTTTGTGACGGTCACATCGTCCGCCAGCAGCTTGTTTTTCGTCGGCAAAACAACCGGCTCAAATGCCTTCGGCACGACCTCGTAGTCCCCTTCATACGCCTCGCCGCCCTGGTAGACAACCTTCGCGGGCTCAATCCGCATCCGAATCTCCGGCTGCGAAAGCACCATTTTAAGCATAGCCCGCCTCCTTCAAAAACCGCTTTGCGTCCGTCTGCACGATTTCAGCCGCCATCGGGTTTCCGTCGCCATCCGTTAAGGCAAGCTGCAGTCTCACAGTGCTTGCTTGCAGCCGCATTGCGTCTGCATACGGGATTTTTACAAGCAGGTGCGTTTCGTCAACGACTACCGGCGTGTACTGGAAGAACTGGCAGGCCTGCTTCACGTAGAATTCGAGGTTCGAAGCCTTCGTCAGGTCGGTTCCCTCTACTTCTACCGATAAAGCGTTTGCAATTTTCTGAAACACTTAATCACCCCCTATGTTTTTGGGATTCCGACGACGTAATCTACCACGTAAGAGCCGGAAATCTTCGAAATCTTCACCCGGTCGCCCGCCTTGAACGAAATCGACGTGTTGCATTTATAATGCTTTTCGCTTGCCGTCGTGCTGCCGTCAAAAATCAGGCTCAAACCGTCGGAATACACCGCGCCGACCGTCGCAAGGTCAAATGTCGGTGCTGTTACCTTTTTTTCTTTCTGCTTCGATAAGCCCGGAATCATGCAATCACCGTCCTTTTCGCTGTGTGTTTCATCAACTCGCCCGCTCCAAGCGTGATGCTCCAAGCGGTTTCCTCATAAATTCCGCCGATATCCGGATGGTCGATGGAGATTGCGTCCCCGATACCGTGATTTCCCTCAGAAAATGTCTCGAAACTGATTGTTTTTACCGTCTGCTGCGACTCGCTCATCAGCCGGTTCGCGATGGTCTGCAATTCGTCCTGAGATGCAACATTGTCGACCTTTGTCACCTGAACGATTCGCATATTCCGTTTGAATGTCGAGGTCGCAGATGTCGGCGATTCGTTTACCGCCGTCGCCACAAGCGCATCTTCCAAGTCTGGATTCGAGCAGACGCACACAAAAACATTCGGAGCGGAAAAGATGTCCGTTTCCTCCGAAGCGTCTGCCGAAATCGGTCTCAGAATCTCCGTCCCGCCGTATCGGTGCTTAATGTTTGCCGCAAGCGCCTGTGTATACGGCTCGATATGGGCGATACCCTGCACGTCGAACCACACAGGCTTGTAGTTGATCTCCGCCAGAAGGTCATTGCAGATCGTCAGATAATCTGTTCCGATCTCCCAGTCCTCGCGGTCTGTGGCAAGCGTTGCCGCCGAAGCCGTTGTGATAGACAATGCCACGCCGCACGTCGTCAAAATCTGCTGAACGACCGTCAAGTAAGACGTGCCCTTTGCATAATGCACCCTCGTCTGCGTTTTGTTGCTTTTTAGCAGCCAGCACCGGTCATACGCCTCTACCTTGACCGTCTTTCCGTATTTTGTGACCGCTTTGGTCACCGTCGCGGTGCGGAACACCCCGAGGGGATATTCCGTTCCGTCCACGGTCAAAATCGGCTGGATTTCGTCTGACAGCAGGTCTACAATGGGATTCACGTAAAACTCTCCGGAAAAGCTCGACTTGATCTCGCCGGACGCATCGAAATAAACCGTTGGGTCATTTCCCGCCGCCCACGAAAGCGCCGATACCTCGCCGCCCTTTCGTAAAACTGCCACGCGGTAGGAAACGTCACGAATCAATGTCGATCACCTCCGAGTAGTCGATCTGCTGAATCGAGAAGTTGACGACGGATTTGTCCGGGTTCACTCTCGACGTGTCGCTTGTCTCGTTCAAGTATCCGATGACCATCTCGCCGGACTGCGTTTTCAGGCACACCAATTCGCCAATCAGCGCGTCAAATCCTGCCTTGTCCTCGTCTGGAAGGAAAACCGCCGTGCCGCCGACATTCTTTGTCACAAACTCGCTTCTTTCCGCGTGCGGGTACGTGCTGCCATACATGAAAATGTACTGAATGTCGCGGTTGATCGCGTTCTGCACCGGCTGATTCTTAAGTCCGCAATGTTTGAGCGTCACTTTCTTCCCGGACGCGATGCCGTAGAGCGTCACATACTGTCCGGTCGTGATCGTTACCGTGACCGCGCTAGACAGGCCGTAGTTGCTCGAATCTGCGTAGCAGCCGCGCACCTGGTACGTTGTGCTGCCGGAGGACAGCTCGTCGGTGTACTGCGTCTGTGTTAGCTTTGCAATCGGTTTGCCGTTTCGGTAAACCAGATAAAAGTCATAGCTGCCGGAGGTCTGCCAACTGAGATCCGCGACGCTCGATGCCTGCACACTCAGCGTGATACTCGCGCCCGGCGTGTTGGTCACAGGCAAAGCCGCCGCGCCCCAGTCGGACCACATGCCATATTGATTTTGCACGCGCACGCGCACCGTGTGGCTGCCGTCCGAAAGATACGCGGGACTCGTCCATGTCTTTTCCGTGCCGTAGTGCGTGCCGCCGGAAATCTTCCCGTCCAGCTCCACCTGATACGCCTCCTGCTCGGAGGTCTGCCAGCTGATGGATGGGCGCGGTCCCGTACTCTTGATCTGGATGCTCGGAGCCGTCGGCGCGGCAATTACGACGATCTGTGCCGCATCGCTCCATTCTCCCGCAATGCCGTCGGCGTTGTAGGTGCGCACGCGCCAGTATTTGATGCTGGATGTGAGCGTCCCGGCAGGGCACGTCCACTGCCGCGCAGCGCCGGTGACGGTTGCAAGCGTCGTCCATGTCTGCCCATCCGTGCTTTTTTGCAGGTCTGCCTTGCTCTGCGCTGTCCCGGTTGAGATCGAGTGCTGCCACTGGAACAGTACATCCTTCGAGCCATCAATCACCGTGTCGACCGGGCTCAGAGGCGCGGCGGTCGGCGTTGCATCGGCGGTTGAGAGCGTCACCCAGTCGGATGTTGTGACCACGCCGCTGTTTGCCGTGACCGCGACCTGCCACTGGATGCTCGTCGTGCCAGCGAAGGTGTTGGCCGGGACTGTAACGCTCTGCGCACTGCCGGAGACATTGATCGTGTGGATCGTTCCGCTCGTTCCGGACCGCCAACGGAAAATAGCAGAGGCTTGTTTGAGCTCAGCAAGGCAAAGTTCCGGGTCTGATGCCAGCCATCCAAAAACATTCTGTTCCGTTTTTATAATGGCACCATCCGATGGGGAAAGACTTTCAACATTCAAACCGCAAACAAATGAATCGTCAACGCTTGTCGTCAAATACGGCCTGTCCGTTCCTGTTGTCGCTAACTCCACCCATCCTGTTCCAATCGATAGTGGCGTTATGTCTACACCGAACCGGACTTCATTCGGGAAGTATATGGTTCTGCCCGATTCCGTGGTTGGCATATCTGCTGCATTAAAACTATATCCTGCATTGTTCTTTGTTGTTTCTTGCCGGGTTTCATACGTAATCGTATTCTCGTCAAAAGTGCCCTCCAGAGCATATGCCCTTGCAAAATAAGTTGCTGTGCTAGATTTTGCGCCTGTCGCGCAAAGGTATAGCCGCAACTCCTTTGAAATGAGTTTTTTATACTCGTCACCATTTGACGGCAATGCAAACTTCACATACAATCTATCGTTTTGTTCTAGTTTGGCCGGGGATGATGTATGGTCGTTGACTTTTTGCGATGCATATTTTAGCAGTGCAAATGCGCTTGCGCGCAAAGTTATCGCCGTAGCCACCTTACGTCACCCCCATTCTGGCCACTCGTCTCTGGTTTTTCATGCGGCGGATGAAGTCGTCGATCTCGCGGATTTCGTTCGCCTGCACGATAAAGTTGTAGGTATCGCCGCCGGAAAGGCTGCGCCCTTCCTGGTTGGTGCCGATGAAGTTTTCGCTTCTCATGCAGATACCCCCATCCGCGAAGTCAAACGCTCATTTTCTGTGATTCGGATGATGTCGTTAAACTGCTTCACCCGGTCTGCGTTGATGCTGTAATAGTTGTTCGTCGTGCCCGCTCCGGCAAGCGCCGGAAGATGACCGAAGGAAGACATTCCAAATGTCATCGTGCCGAAATCGAGTTTGCTTTGAATTCCACGCTTGACATTTGAGAATTCTTTATCAAAGCCCTGTCCGAGTCCTTCCGCCATATATCCGCCAATACCGGCGAAGACCTTAGACGGGGACGCGATGCCGAGGAAACTTTTCACACCGTCTACAAGGCCCGTGAAAACGTTTTCAACCGTCTGCTTAAAACTGTTCCACATATTCACGAAACCGTTTTTAATGCCATCGACAATGTTCTTGCCGATGCTTCCCCAGTCAAACGAAAGGAATGTGTCCACGATAGACCGAATCAACTGCGGGATGACCATAACGATATCCGGAATCGCTTCAATCAAGCCAGTTGCCAGAGCCGCAATGATTTTGGGGCCTGCCATGATGATCTCCGGCAGATTGTCGATAATGCCCTGCACGATACCGAGAATCAGGTTCGGAATCGCCGCGATCAGCTCCGGCAGAGCTTTGATAAGCCCATCTGCAAGCGCCATCGTGATTTCCACGCCTGCTTCAAGAATTTTCGGCATATTTGCAATGATCGCCGTGACAAGGTTCGAGATAACGTCTGGAACTGCTGCAATCAGTTTCGGAGTCGCATATACAAGCCCATCAACAAGAGCCAGAATGATAGCAAGCGCTGCGTCAATCAGGTTCCCGAGGTTGTCCGGGCTAGTCAAAACCTCTACGATTTTAATAATTGCATCCGTTGCGGCGGGAATCAGCTGCGGGAGCGCGTCTGCAATACCCTGTGCAAGCGATACAATGACATCAATGCCAGTCTGTGTGATCTGCGGCAAAAGCTCAATGAGAGCCGGAACGAGCGTGTTGATGACCGTCGGCGCAACGTCCGCCAAAACCGACAACACGGACGGCAAAGCCGCCATAAGGCCGGTTACAAGGTTTGTAGCGCCCTCTACAAGAGATGGAAGTACCGTGCCCAGAATCGCCGGTAACTGTTCGCTTACCGTTCCGATAAGGGATGTTGTCGCTTCGACTATACGCGGCAAAAGCTCCTGAATCCGAGGAATCAGATTGTTCCCCGCGATGACCACAGAATCCGTAAAGTTCCCTACCAAAACGCCTAAATCTTGGTCAGGGTCTGCCATGCCTGTCACAAGATTCTGCCATGCGGATTTCATCATACCAAACGAGCCCTGAATCGTGCTTGCCGCTTCCTCTGCCGTCGTGCCCGTGATGTCCATTTCCGTCTGCACCACATGGATAGCATCTACGATGTCCGCATAGCTTGAAATATCGTACTTGATGCCGGAAATCTTCTCTGCGTCTGAAAGCAGCCGCTCCATTTCCGCCTGCGTGCCGCCGTAGCCGAGTTTTAAGTTGTCCAGCATTGTATAGTTCGATTTAGCAAAGCCTTGATAAGCATTTTGGATGGATGTCATGTCCGCGCCCATCTTGTTTGCGTTATCGGACATATCGGTAATTGCCAAGTTCGCCTTGTCCGCTGCCGCGCTTGTGTCTCCATCGAGAGATTGCAGCAGAGAGGCCGAGAAGCTCGTTACCGTCTCCATATATTCATTTGCGGACAGACCAGCGGTCTTATATGCGTTGTTCGCATAATCCATAACCTGATCTTGGCTGTCCTTGAAAAGCGTTTCCACACCGCCCACAAGCTGTTCATAGTCAGCATACGCTTCGACCGCCTTTGTGCCGAGCGCTCCGATTGCAGTAGCACCAGCTGCAACACCTGCAACAGCTACTTTTCCGGCTGTCGCAAGTCCGGATTTCAGCTTTTCCCCGAGCCCAGATGTTTTATTGCCGACTTCGTCAATTCCTTTATTCGCTTCGGTCGTATCCGCACCGATTTTTACAAAAAGTTCAAATAGATTCATCTTTCACCACCAATCCGCACCGCTTAACAACCTCGGCAGTTATCTCTTCACAGGTTCGGTTGTCCTGCGGCTTCGGGTCTATCAGGTCGGAATATTTCGCCTGAACAAAGCTGCCGCCTGCGAATTTCGCTGTGTTTTCCGTCATTGTGCGCAAACACTCCGTCGTATAAATGCGGAAGGCTGATTCCTCCTGCTGCCGCTTTACCAAAATCGGCAAAAGGCGAATCAGCCCTCCCACGCTTATCTTTGGAGCTGCCAGAAGCGCAAGCGTTACGCTTTCGCCTCCGACGCGCACGATTTGAAAAAATCCAGCATATCCTTGTCCTTGGCGAGCTCCTGAATCTGCCGCATGGTTTTAAGAACGTTCTGCTTTTTGACCGCCTCAACGGTCGTTTCGTTGACCGCAGCCAGAATACCGAGTGTGTCCTCTCTGTGCTTTTTCAGGATCAGCGGAATCCACTGGCCAATCTTCTGCGCACCGATCGCGTATTTTTCACCGGCTGTCTGAGGCTTCTCTGCGTCAATCTGTGCTTTCAGGCTCTCCCGCAGCTCATCGTCCGTCAGGATGTTGAGCGCGTACACGCTGACCTCGCAAAGAACGTCAGCCGCCCTATCCGTGCTAAGTTCCGAAAATTTCATACTTTCTTCTCCTTACGCTTCAGCCGTACCTGCTTTGATATAAACCTCATACGGCACAACGTCCTGCTTCGACATCGAATAGTGCGCCGTGTACTCAAACGCCATCTGCCCCTTGTTTTTGTCCGCTGTTTTCAGCTGGAATCCGCCGGTCGACAGCGCGTTCATAAGACGAATAGCAATGAAACCGCCATTCGTTGCACCGTTCTTGTCGGAATAATCACCCACAAGCCAGATGTCCGCAAAGTCAGCCGCCGAAAGATCGCGCCGAGGAACAACCTTCGTCGTATCCGTGCCGTCGATGTCAGCCGCCGCCATAAGAGATTTCGCGGAGGTGGTCGTAGCCGTTACGTATGTACCAGCAAGCTTCACTTCGACATCGTCCATCCGCTTCATTTCCATTGTGTTCTTGGGGCAATTGTCCACATCCGAGCCGTAGTCGGAATACGTCGGTGTCGCGGAAAATGTAACGCCGCCGGTAGTTGCGCCGATCTGGTTCTCCGGTTCAAACGTTCCGGTTGCAGGCGTAAATTCGCTCAAAACAACGCCAGCGTTGATTTGCAGCTGCTTAAACGTATCCGCCGGAATTTTTGTAAATTTCGCCATGAAATCAGTCCTTTCAGTTCGCGGTAATGTATTCGACCGTTACGTTCAAATACCGCCGCTTGATGTATTTGTCGGAATCGTCCGCAATGTTCTGGCACCACGGCGCTCCGCGCTTAATCCAAATTGCGCCGCCGTCGCACGGAACGAACACGCCGCCCAAGCCGATCGCGTCCGAAATTTCCTGCGCTTTGGCATTCGGTTCTGCTTCCTTTTCCGTGTAGTACCACAGATTCACCGTAAGCCCGATCTCTCCACTATCCCATGCGCCCGTAATAAGCTCATACGTGAGCCACGGGAAAACAGCATCGTCCGGCACGCTGGACGTCGAATAGGCTGTCAGGAACTGCGAAAACCATTCTTGTAGAGCCTGTCCTTTTGTCATGCCGGTAACGCCTTCTTTTCTGCCGTGAAATACTTGAGATCGAAGCTGGCCGAGCGTGGGGTTTTCTTTGCCATCGGCTCCGATGTTACACGGTACGTCTCGCCGGTCGTTTTATCCCGGAAGAAGTCGTTATACTCAATCGGAACGCTTTGCTGAACCAGAACCGAGTAAACGCTTGTCACGCCTTCTTTTTCGGCTCTCCTTGCCTCCATCGACGTATCAAGCGCCTGATAGTTGTAAAACTCCGCGCCTTCCGCCCACGTCGTGATATAGCCGCTCTCGCCGTCCGGAACCCGGCTTTTATCCAAGAGGACACACGGTCTTGCAAAATCGTCAAGTAAGCTCATATCTTCCTCCATTGGTTCAGGCGCGACTTAAAAACAGACTGCCATGTTACCATTCCAGCGCCGGTTGCAGACCCGCTCGTCGTTTTCGAATAGCTGTACCCGCCGAAGCTCTCCGACGTGTACGGGCTCGCGGCGATGTCTCCGTTCTTTTCCTGCCACGCCTTGATTTCCTCTCCCAAGCAGATAAGTGTGGGAGGAACAGACATCGGCCAGATAGAGCCGTCAAATGTCTCGTCTGCCATCGCGTAATCCGGGTACTGGTGAACTCCGTCGTTGAAAACAGAGCCCACAACACGGAAAAACTGTCCGTTTTGCAAAAACGGCAGTGTGATGCTGCCGTTTTCGACTGTGTACGTACCACTGATTCTGTCAGTTTCAAACCAGTTCCGAAGCACGCCACATAATTCAGTCAGCATCACACCGCCACCTCCATTACTTCGCCGTTACCGTCGCGTTTCCAGCCTTCTGCGCCTTGTAAGTCGCGTCAGCCTCAACGACTGTGATCTTCTTGCCCGTCGTCGCAGTGATATCGGACTTGCCGTCCCACGTCGACCACGTTCTGACATTCTGACCATAGGTCACAGTCTCAGCCGAATCGCCTACCTTGTACTTGTAGACATTCCCAGACGTTTCCTTCGCCGGGTTGACTGTGATCTTCGTGTCGCCGGTTGCGGTTCCAGCTGCCGAAGTAACGGTCAGTGTGCCGAGCGACGGGGTCTCGTCAATGTCAGCAACGGCAATGCCGTCCTGATACTCCGCGAACAGGGTCATTCCCATGATCGCAAAGGACTCGGAGACCGCCGTGGAGTAGTTGCCCTGCACGTGGAAACCAACCAGGTTCGTTTCGCCATCAGTTCTGTAGTCAAGACCGGCACGGGCGAAATCGCTGTCAGCCGGATCGATGTAGTACAGAACGATGTTCTCGACCGGAGTCGCAATAACACGACCACGCTTGATTTCTTCGTCAGACAGCAGGAACACGGTGCTGTAGCCCATGAAGTTCTTGATGTACTGGAAGCCGAACTCAGTCTGGATGGTGATATCAGCGCCGCCGAGGTAGTCATACAAGTCCATGACGTTCACAAAGCCGACAACGTTTGTCGCTGTTCTGTGCATCTGCTTGAACTTGTTGATAACAGCGCCTTTCGCCATCGCAAGCGCACGCTGCCAGTTGGTTTCGCTGACGCTCAGAAGACCGGTATTCAGGTAGTCGTAGAACCGGTTCGTGACGTTGGTCTGAAGCTCATACAGGAAAGCTTCGTCGGTCATCGCGACTGCGACGTCATATCCGTATTCCTTGATTGCCTCGATAGAGACCGCCTTCGCGTACTTTTCGACGTTGATGTTCGCATAGTCCTTCTCGATGACAGTCGCTTTGGAGTAGGGGATCTCTTCGCCCTCGCCGACGCTCTGCGCGAGCGTCACGCTTGCGGTCTTGGATTTAAGGACGGTACCCGGCTGCTTTTTGATGGGGCGCATAATGCCGAGAATGTCGCGCAGGTGCTGCCAGTTCCGCGCAAAACGGGTTACAAAATCGATTTCACGAGCGGTTACCTGAACGTCGCTCGTCATGGTCAGGTTGTTTTTTGCTGCCATATTATTCTTCCTTTCCGAACAAATTGAGATTTGCGGCAATTGCTGCCTGCCGTTCAGACGCATCCTTGATCTTAAAGATGTCGTCCCGGCTCATAGCGCCGCCGTTGTTTGCGGGCGGGTCTTTGGTGTCCGCGCCCTTCTGTTTCGTGGTAACAACGAAATCTGCCCACTCTTCCTTGATGGACTTCTTCAAATCATCGGCGTTCTTGATCTTGCCGTCTTCCAATTCAACCGAGGAAAGATCGGTGACCTTCAAAACCGAATCAATGCGCTTTTCGCTGATACCCGCAGACTTCAAAAGTTCCCGATACGCGGATTCCTTCGCGCTCTTGGTTTCCTTCTGCATCTGCTCTCTTTTGTAGTCGTCAAATTCCTTTTTGACCTTGTCGTGCTTATCCTTCCAGCCATCGTCGCCTTTGGCTTTCAGGTTTTCCAACTCCGCCTGTACTCCGGGGAGCTTTTCAGCGTCTGCCTTATACCGCGCGAGATCGCTTTTCAGCCCGTCTACGGTATCGGTGTGCGCCTCAATGATCGTGTCCATCTGCTCTTCCGTCAGCCCCATTCCCTTTAGGAGCTTCCTTGTTAATGCCATGTTCTATCTCCCTTTCCCTTGTCGGCGGTTCTTTGCCGCGACAGAACAAAAAAATGTGGCAACAGTCGTTTCTTCACTGTTACCACATTTATACCGCATATTTTAGGCTCTCTTACGCAAACTTTCAGCCATTTTTCAATTCATCCTCTACGATCTGCCGGTATTCGGATGCATGGTCAGCCGCTGCGGGCTTCAAATACGGCTGTGCTTTATTGCCCGCCGTCCAGTGCCAGTTCCCCTTTGCGTCCTGATACGCCCACGGCGTAGGTCTCCCGCCCTGATAATACTTTCCGGTTCCGAGTTCGACGTATGCGGCATATTCCGTGTCACTTCCGATGTATGCAGCCGGTTCCCCTTCATCTACGCGGTGAGTGATACTGTTCCTCAGATTGCCAGTGTCCACCGGGCAAAGCCGCTTCGCGTACTTTTCAGCCGTCATGCCGATCTTTTCGAGGGCACGAATCAGCGCGTCGTGCATAGCGGACTTCACTTGTTCGGAATTGTCGATAAATTCAACGTTCACTTTTCACTTCCTCTGCAATTTCTTTTAATGCTCTCAAAAAATCATCAATGATGTACTCCCCATTTTTCATTTTTTCTTAAGCCTTTCAAAGATTTTCACAAGTTCTGGATCTAACTCGCTTGTTTCCCCAAACCAATATGCCGTGAAGCTCTCTGCAACATATTCTTGCCTGTTGCTTGTAGCGTATGCGGAAACATTTTCGGCATATTTTGAAAAACTGCTCGCAATATCGAACCCAGATTCTTTCACAGCTTTTGTGAACAACCTATCGTCTAAGTAATGCCCTAGCTCGTGAACCATTGAGCCATAGGCATCAGGTTTGCTAACATTTGTCCTGCCCGTTTTCTTTAGCGCTTTAAGATAACGCATTTGAAGCTCTGCCGCTATGCCCGTTTTTTTCTTGGTTTGCTCCATTGCCACATCAATGTTTGGTAATACCTGATTAAGCAAATCTGTGTATTCCTTTATGTGGGCTGCCATCGCTTTTGCATTTTTAAGGTATTTTTTGTTGAAGAACAAATCTCCGGTTCCCCATTGATACGCCGCTTCCGCCGTTGTATCTTTGAAGCGTTTTTCTCTTGTATTAAACGGAGTTATATTCCGAAGTTTATAGTCAACTTCATACTCGCCAAGAACTTCTGTCAACGCCCTGTTCATTTCATTTGCATGTGCGATGTCGATTCCACGATAATCAACTTTCCCTGTATATTTGCTCTTGTAACTTTCAACGAACATTTCCGCGTATTTTTCCGCTTCATCGATCGTTCCCGCAGGGGCAAAATTAGGCTTTTTCACACGCTTTTTCCACCCCGCCCACTCTGCGTATGTCATATTTTCAATCAGATCATTCTGCCCTGTCTCTGGATTTCTGGCGCGGCGCTGTCCTCTGGAAGTGTCAATTCCCTCTATCGCAGATACCAGCGTGCAGCGGCAGTTGTATATTTCTTCCGGTCTACCTTGCGGGTCTCCCGGGAAACGGCAACCATTAGAAAACTTCTTGTCGTTGTCCACGACCTCGCCATCGAGCATCGCGTGAGAATGGCGCGTTCTTCCGTCAAGTGTCGCCATCCACTCTTTGCGGCATTTAATCCCCATCTTTTCAGCCGCAAAGTAAGAATCCATCCGTCCGGCGTTCTGCGCACCCGTGACTGCCGTTCGAGCTGTCCGGATAGCGGAATCACGGTTCATGGTGACAATTCTGGATTGTAGATCATCTGCCATGTGCTTAATGCTCTTGCCCTGCAAAATTGAGCTTGTGACGCTGGCTGTGATCTGCTTTTTGCCCCATGCAAGATCAATTCCGCGCTTTAACGCTCTTTTCGGCGGGTAATACGGCATAAGCTCCGGCTGTTCCACAATCAAGCGCTTTACAGTCTGTTCGTCCCATAAATCAAATCCGACATCGCCGGTCACCTGCTCAATGGTGTACGCCGCGAAATTCCGATTCAAACTATAAATGCCCGGCGTTGCATCGTTGACATACGCAACAGCAGCAGCGTTTGCATTTGTCATGCGCTCTGCGACCTTATCCCGTAGCGCCTCAAAGCGCTTTCCACGCCCGATCTGCGCAAGCCGCCATTGCTTGTATTGTTCCTCGGTGATATCGCCAGCGTCCAGCCGTGCCTTTTCGGAAGCGTCACGGTCTGCGAACTTTGCGAAATACTCCTTGATGATATCCACCAGACCGTCATACGCTTCTTTGTAAGACTCATATATCTGCTTCTCGAGCGCCTTTAACTCTTTTTCGGTGAGGTCGTATCCCTTATCAGGTCTCATCGTTCACCATCTCCGGCGGCTCGAAGCTGCGCTCAATATCCTCTGCCGCTTTTCTTTTCATAATTTCGGCAACTTCTTCCTGCGTCAGCCACGGAAGCTTGCTCAAAATGGTCTCATCGTCGAGGTAATTCGCGGCAAGAAGCACCATTTGCGTCTGCTCCAACTGGTTTGTCACCTTCGATCGAGTGAAAGACGGGTCATCTTCGATTCCGACGATTTTGAAAAGTGCCTGTAAAAAATCAATTACGCAGTATTCGAATTGATCAACCTTGTTATCCATCGGCTGATATGCCGCAGTGATCTCCGTCGCTGTTTTCTGCCCGCCTTGCAGTTTTGTAACGTCCAACATCTGAGAATCTCGATACAGATCGTCGCTGATTCTGGAAAGAAGCGCTTCCCGAGCTTCAACCGGGATTGTGAGCGTATGAGCCTCTGCCTTCGCGCCGTCATCGTCCACAAGACCTACACCGATTCTCCGCATGGACTCTTTGAACCGTGCCATATCGATCTCGTCCATGCCACCGGCATTGGAGATCGTCCAGTAAATAACGGATGCATCATCAACCGTATTTGCAAAGCCGGATTTGATCAAATCGTAGCAGTCAATCGCCTCGCGCTGTCCGACCAGTTCAGACTGCTTTGCGCGGTTCCCGTACATGGGAATAATAGGGAAGCCCGGATAATTCTGATACGCCAGAAGTTCAGTCCCGTCAATCTCAGAAGTCGCTTCCACAGCCACATAGCCGCGCTTCGGCTCCAAGATCATCATTTCTTCACCACTCCGTCGGATGAACTGTGTAAATCCGTCAGGTTCGAAGAGAGTAGCGCGCAGCGGCTTGCTTGCGCATACTTGCCAGAAACGAATACCCGACCGAAGCGCTCCGTTTTCTTCATCCAGAAGTGGGACAAATTCTGTCACATCAAAGACTTCAAGGTGATCGAGATTCCAGAAACCATAGGAAACGCCGCCGACAAGCGCGTCGTGTGCTGCGTCTTGGAGCCGTGTGTCAAACCCAGCGCCCAACTTCGCTTTGTTCTCCTCTTTTTTCAGTGTCACGCCGTTTCCAAGCAAATACTGCGTTTCCTGCGTGATGAAATTTGCGAAGAAATTGCTCCGAAGCTTATAGTTCGGACTGTAGTTGTCCGGAATGACTTTCCCGTTGAGTGTATAAAGCAGCTTTTGAAAATTAGCAATCGTCACATTCCGGTGCGCGTCATACTCCTTCGCAATAACCGCCTGTTTGTATAAATCCGAGTCTTTGTGATTATTTATCGCGGACAGAACAAATTCCATCCGTTCCCGGTCAGACTTTTCCGCAACCTCTAAAAAATCCTGATATGTTTTCATCTTTTACCTCACCGCGCCAGTTCCGGCACAAATCCGTGTTCTTTGAAGTGCTTTCTCAAGACCGTCATCACCATGTACCTGATTTCGTCCATAGCGTGGTCGTTTTCCTTCACGACGCGGTCAGATTCTGCTTTTTCGTCCCATCTGTAAAGCCCGAATTCGCGGATGGCGTCCTCGCAGCTCTCATGGATTTTGAGCTTCCCGGACGCGATCATCTCAGCCGTTGTCTGTATGCCGGGCAGTACATCATTCACAGCCCCACGCACTTTGAACTCATGGTGCTTCTTTACGGTGGCAATGAAAGCGTCCGCAGACGGGTCTACAATCAAGCATTTTATATCTCTTCCACTCGCAAGACGCTTTACATCTGAATAATATTCTTCCGGCGTTTTCTCTTTTCGTTCTTCTCGCCCGCAGTAATAATACTCTCCGATTCGCGCCGCTTCCGTTTTCGTCACGCACCACAAGCCAGCCGAAAACGGGTTGTGTGTGCCGTAGTCAATGGAAATGTAATAATCGCCGGTGTCCGGTATGTCCTGCACGATGCAGGAATCGCCGAACATAGGGTATACAAGTCCTTCGGCCAGCGTCCATTTTCCAAGAATGTATCTATCGTAGAAAACCGTTCCGGCATATTCCTTCTTTAGGTTTTCTACGAAGGAAGGCGGCAAGAACGGATTGTCATCAATTGTATAAACTTGGCTGAAAATATCGGCATTGCTGTCCAAGAACTTTTTCAACCAATGGTTCGGATATTGCGGGTTATACGTTCCGTCAAAGCATGAATACTCTTTATCAAGTCGACTTTTCAGAAGTGCAAAGACTTCTTCCGACCAATCTGCAACCTCGTCACCGTAGCAATACTTGATTGACGCGCCGCGGATTTTCGAGACCTGAGATACCTTTTCCGCACCGAGGCAATAGCACTTCTCGCCAAATATCCAGGCCGTGTTATCGCTTGATATCGTTCCTACCAGCTTATCGCCGTAAAGATTTCGCATCGGCTCGAGCACGTTTCGCTCGATTGTGGATTTTGTGACACCGAGGATGACGGCAAGCCCATCTTTACCGGCACGCTCCCGAATACGAAGTGGGATAATCCATTTAAAATCAAGATACGTCTTCCCACTTCGAGTTGCTCCGCCCTTAAAGTTCCAGCGGTGATTTGCGTACCTCGCAAATTCAAGTTGTTTCTGACTTAACAGCATCTCTAAACTCCCTAATCAGCCCATCCAGCTTATTCAAGCTGTCATTGCTGCTGGCCGTGTTCTTCGTTGCCTTGTCAACGATAATACCAAATGATGTCGCGATCTGGCTCAGCGTCGCTGTAGAGATTTTTTCTGGGTCAGTCAGCGCTTTCAGGTGCAAAACGATAGCTTCCTGCATCGCGCCTTTCTGCGATTCCATGAAAGCCAGCATCTCAGCCGTGTTTTCCTCTTTTTTCTGCTGTACTTTTTCGCTGATATCTGGTGATGCGTCAACAATTCTCTTCACAGTCTGGTGCGTGACGCCATGCTTCTTCGCAACAGCGTTGTACGACTGCATTTCTACCCAGTCGGCAACTATTTTCTTTTTTTGCCGATCTGTCAACCTCGCAGCCATAATCACCACCCCGTTACCCTGCCAGCGACGTAAATTCTGGCAGGTAAGCGAACCTCATTATCTGTTCCCCGTTCGCCTTGCAAATTTTGTAGATTTCCTTGTAGTGAGTTCCTTTTTGCATTTCTTCTGAAACTGTGTGCAAAATCATATCTTCAAGAAACCCAATTACTGATATCGTTTTGAAGGGGACGCTGTCGCGCTGGCCTCCTTGAATCCCGACAAGGTCGTTTACCAATTTCGAGTAAATCGTGTATACCTGCTTTCTCATGTTCCGGCTGCCTTGCGCCTCTGCATATTCAACCAGATCGGAAAGTGTGTCCGTCTCAGCTCTCCGCACAAGCTTCCCTTGTTTTCTTGTCATGAGCCATTCGGAAGACTTCCTTTCGCGGATGAAAGCTTCCATGCGGTTAAACGCCGTGATATATTTAAGCTTCCACTCGAGCGCTTCTTCCCCTGTGAACCCCATCACCAAAAGAGAAAAACCATCGCGGTTCATGAGGTACTCTTTGTACTCTCTTCCTCTTTCCGTCTCATAGTGGCTTTTGATAAACATGTTTTTCACCGCACAATTTTGCGCAGTGAGATTTTCAATGCTGCGGGTCACACTTTTGTGCTCTTTGTTGAAGTGCTCGGCGATTGTCCGGCTGCTCACAACAGCCTGTTCTTTGCGTTCAAAAATCATCAAATCTTCATTCATGGTATAATCTCCTTGTATTTTATTCGCAGCTGTGGAGAACGAGCCGCATTTTTTATATTTCTATCTCCTTCGTGCCCCACCGGATTGCGGTTTCCGGTGGAGCTAAGAAAAAGGAGGTTCCGCAGTACGCTGCGTAGCCGTAAGAAGGATGAAAGCGCAGAGGATACACCTCTACGCTCTCAACGATACACTATGTTTAAGGCTCTCTTACGCAAACTTTTGAATATAAACCACGTTTTTCTGCCACCAAGTAGATAAACTGCCTATGCCATTCTTGAGCGGTACGCTCCGAAACATATACCACCATAGCAGCGCCCTGTAAGGTGTGTGTACGCTTCCAAAGAACCAAATCTATGAGCCGGAGGCGTTCCGCCCCGTCGATAAGCTGTTTTGTCTCCTCGATTGCAGCTTCGACAGCAGAGATTTCATCCCGCGTCATAAGCGTACCGCTTTTGTAACTTCGTATCATCCATTTTGCGTAGCCCCACCATCCATAGCGCGGTTTGCCCACCCTATCAGCCCCCTTACTCTGTTCCGCCCAATATTTTCTTGATATCATCTGCATTGATTTTGACAATATCCATTACAACGTCGCTCATAATGTTAGCGGCAAAAATAGCTTTGTCCTGCCCCGTCGAATTGAAATATCCTGTCTTTGTTGTCCCATCCTCCGCAGTAGCAGCAATGCAGATCGATGATGGTTTGAAATCTAACACAGTTTTTAGGGATTCTTCCAGCCATGCGGAATACTCCTGCTTTGTAATGTCCTCCATTATTGTTCTGTCTCCTTTTTGAAGCTGTCCTTCAAGCACGCACACAGGAACGCCCCGTTTGTCATCACGTGCCACAGCGACGGCAGCCCGGATTCCTCGTCAATGTGCGTCGGGTCATCCCAGATTGCCAGAACGTGCCGTAAAAGCGCCTCGTGCCATCTCTCCGGCTCAATGCTGCGCCAGTCCTCCGCGTCTTTGTACTTTTGGAGCCCGTATTCCCGGGTTGCCATGATCGCCTCTATCGCCTCCACGGGGACAGTGGACGGTCTGGGCTTTCCGCCGTCAAACTTTGCGCCCTTCAACTGCTCCATGCGCTTCCTCCTTTCATTCCTTCACCCACCAATCTTTGATTGTATCGTTCCGCGCGAAGAATGGCACGAAGAACGGACCACAAAGCTTCTTGAGGCTCGAATCGATTCTGTGAATGGCTTCGTCAGATTCCGGCTTTCCCTGCCATGCCACGCCGTATTCCTTCTCGAGTTCGCGCATCTTATCGAATAACTGTTTCGCCTTTGAAGGGCTTTTGAGCATCCCGAGTTCATACGCCGCAACGAATAGCAGGTCGATCGCCTTCTGCATCCCCGCTTCCATTCCTGCGTTCAGGTATGCCGCGTTGCTGCTTCTGATCCGCTTCGCCAGATCGTTCATTGTACTCATAGTTTTACCCCCCTTATGTACTTATCGAAATACGTTGTTGCTACCGCCATAGCCGCCCACATGTCCGCCGAGAAGCCGTAGAAAAAGCCCGGATTCTTCTTCGTCCCTTTCCCGAAATTCGGCTGACCGGGCGCGTATCGGTCTACTAGGGCTTGCCGGATGTTCCCATCTTTCGCCTGCGAGTGACCGCACAAGTAAAGCTTTTCTTCTCTCCGGTATATTTTCTGCGGCGGGTGGCCCATGCTGTATACCCTCGCAAACTCCCAGAACCGGCCAATCCAGAAACAGGTGTCGAACACTTCCTGCCCAACCGGCATGCCCATTCCCGCCACCATTTCGATTGCCAGATGATCATACGTGCTGAAAAAAACGCTGTACATCTCCTCGTTTGGAACTTTACCAACGTCCAGCACCTTCCGGATTTCCTTCCCGTCGTGCTCGACGATGACATAGCCGGATTGAATATTCCCCGGGTCAATCGCCAGTATCGTTCCCACCTTGCAGCCTCCTTCCGGTCTCGCACGGCTTCATTTCAGGGCAATCGCCGTATTTCGTGCAATGCGGCTCGAGCAGCCCTTCAAACTCCGGGAAATGATTGACCACCAACCAGCGCATCATTAAGACAACTTCCCGCGTTTCTTTCGCCGCCAGTTTGCATATCCGCTTTTCTGCAATGGTCATCAGCTCTTCGGCGCTCATGTACCAGATCATGTCTACCGGCGCGTCCTGCCGCGCTGCGTTCCGGTCGTATTCGTCCTGCCGGTCATTCCGCTGTGACCGGATAAACGGCTGTGCGTGGACGTGGCGGGCTAAATGGGTGCTTACCCAGTACGGCACGCCCTCAAGATAAAACGCAAACTGTAACGTCCGAATGGGGCTGTGCTGTGCCCGGAGAATGGAGTGTTTCCACTCCATGTCCGGTGCTGTTTTCATCTCTTTGCCGATGGTGACTAAAGCGCACTGTTTTGCAAACGCCCAGTCCTCATCGGTGGGATATTTCAAAAGTGTAATGTTCATTCTTCCCTCCGTTCTCCGTAGCTGCAAAAATCATCCGGTTCTACGCAAACCGCCTCACCGGAATAACCGCGCTCGTTCTTCTTTGGATCTGTGTGCAGATAGCACAGTCCGTTCGGCTGGTTTCTGTAGTATTTGCAGTCCTTGCAGCGAAGCACCCTAGCGTAATCTTCTTTCATCACGTTTTTAAAAATGTTCAGAGCGGTTTCCACCTCGTCCGTGTTTCTCACCATTTGCACAAGCTGCGCTTTGCTCATCTTGCACAGATCGTTCAGCATCTGCTCAAAATCACCCATTGTATGCGTCCTCCATCCAGCCGTCCATGCGTGCCCCGCAGTGCGGGCAGTAATCCATTCGCGCGTCAAATCCGATGTCGCACGCCGAGCAATACTGGATATCTCCTGCCGCTTCGCTATGGAACGGAATCCACCGCCCGTGCACCACCTCCGCAACGTCGGCGGCGGGCAAATCCGAAATATCTCTTGCAATGCAATCCGCCAGTCCGGTATGCCGTCCCAATACAGAGCCGTTCGCAAGTCCGTACTTTTCGGCGATTTTAACCGCATCTGTGCGCTTGATGTAATCAGTCATAATCCATATACTCCCTTCCGATTCTGTTTTGCATTTCATACGGCAGTGCAAGCAGCGGCGTGCATCTACTCAATATCTCTGCTTTCAAAAGCCGCTCAGCCTGCCGCTTGGTCAGCCGCCGCTCTCGCTTCTTCGGCGGCAGCTCGCCTTTTGCCGCCGCAATAGCGGTCGGGTTGTGCTTATGTTGCCCCATACGCCCACCTCCAGAGTAAGTATGCTGCCAATACGGCATAATGGATGGTCTGATCGAGCCAGTACGATATCTTGTGGTATCTCGCTTTCAGCGCATCAACAATCGCATGCGAAAAGAACAAAACCCCGAGGCTCCGGCCCCACCCAAAAGCTACCCAGAAAGGGATGACGTAAAGAAAACAGTGTATAAACAGGTGATACCAGTTCTCGCCTTTCGTCCTTGCGATAAAATCGCCCTGCAAACAATAGTCTCCGATCAGGTGGCATGCAACAAGTTTAGCTATCATCCTTGCCATCATTTACCCTCCTGTTCCATGCCTCGACCGCCTCAAACCGGAATCCGTAGTCACTCCCCGTCTGCGAAATATGGCATTTGGGGCAGGAACACAAATACCAATCTGTGAATCTGTTATGGTGTTTGGTTACGACAGTTTCCCCGCCGCAGAACGGGCACGGTTTCAGTTCAGCCGTCCTTCTTGCCCTCCATTTCCTGCAAAGCCTTCTCGGCTTCTTCGCGGCTCAAAAATACGGTCTTGCCGATGGCCTCCTGGCCAAAAATCATTTGATCAGAGAGTGTAGTATAAATTACGTTCGTACGCCCGCTTGAGGACATGCCGACAACGGCTTCATACAACGAATCTTCGTAAATTTCGTCGTCATCCACTATGTACAACATACTTGCGCAACTTTGCGTAAGCACTGGCCGTACTGGGAGCACGACGAGCCGCCGGTCCTTGTCGGCTTCGGCAAGCTCGCGGAGGCGGGCAACGCCCTCCTGCTCCGCATCACGCATTACGATGTACCGTCCTTCCGCGTCTGCTCGCGCAAACTCGGCACAACGTTCCGGCGTCAGCCCCGTGTCCTCGTAGGCCGCTAGGCGCTCAATTAGCTTGTCAAACGCAGGGCAATCCACGCAATCCATATCCACGTTGCAGTCTTCCGAGCATTTCATGTAGTGGTCTTCCGCGAGATAGTGCTTTTCAGTCAGTCGTTCCATAGTTCTTCCTCCACATACCGCCAGCTCTGCGGCGGGCGGGTGATGGGCCCGGGCGCAAGGCCGTATTTTGTCTGCCGCAGGCCGGTAAACTCCCACAGATCGCGCGGGTGATCGTAAATGCGCAAATCTGAGATGTGCCAGCCGAAGCCGGTGGCAGCTCCGAGATACTGGTGCAGCTCCGCAGGCTCTAGGCAGGTTGGCCGCGCAGCATCCGACGGGATTCTTCCCGCGCCGTTAATGTTGATGATCTCATCGCACAGAAATTCCCCGATGACTTTGCCGTTTCCACATTTGTAGATATAGCACTTAAACGGCGGGTTCATCTTCGGGCGCGTCTTGCGCACCTCAATCGTTTTCTCACCGCTTACGATCTTCTCGCACCACTTCGGGCGGATGCTGATTAAAACAGCTTTCATGCCTTTTCTCCTTCCTCCGGCGCTTCCGGCAAGCCTAATTTCATAAAACATCCCCAAAATGTTTTTGCCTGTTTTCCGCTTCTGTGCCCGAACAGTGGCTTCTCTCCGATCGCTTCCCACACTTTTTTAGCCTCAATCTGCACCTCCGACCACTTAAAGATCAAAACCCCATCCGGTTTCAAAACACGCATACACTCATGAAAACCATCATGCAGCATCTGCGGCCAGTTGTCGCTTAGCACACCGTATTTCTTCCGCATCCACGAGTTTTCGCCTGCACGCTCCAAATGTGGAGGGTCGAAGACCACAAGCGTGAATGTATCATCTGCGAACGGAAGATCCGTAAAGTCACATTGTATATCAGGGGCTATCACGCATTGCCGTTCAGAATCATTCTTCGTGCTTTTCCAGATTCCAGTGTATGATTCGCGCCTGCTATCGCAATACACTGCGGCCGGATGTGTTTTGTTAAACCAGATCGTGCGGGAACCGCACGTAACATCAAGAATTTTCTTTTCCATTGTGTGCCTCCGGCGCTTCCGGCAGCGGCAGCCAGTGGGTGACTTCCACTGCCTCGTCTACAAGATCAATCTCATCTTCCCCGTATTCTGCCAACAGATCGAGGACTACAGGAGAATCCCAATACCATCTCCCTCTGTAAAAGCACGCAGTACCAGAAAACGGAACGCCCTTTATTTTTTTGTAGTACGGCTCTGGTGCTCTGTTCACCCACACCACGTTTACAAGTGCTCGTTCCTCCGGCAACCGCTCCGTCACCGGAATCCACCGCCGCTTCTCCCGCAGCTCTGCGTTCGCGGCGGTCAGGCGCTCGATCAAATCAATGGCTGCCTCGCCTAAATGCACGATGCAATCCGCGTCGCTAAAAAGCGGGCATAAACCACCGTCTGCACAAACTTCTTTTTCGCAGCACCGCAGCGCCTGTATAATTTCCTTGTCTGTCATAGCGTCACATTTCCCCTCCTATTTTCCGTTTCCCTCTTGCCGCCCTCCGGCAGTTTCTCGCCCCGCCATCGGTCATCTGGCTTATGTCGATGATCTCGGCGCGCCTTCCGTAGCTTTTCAGCCGTTCTCTCTTCACGGCGTTCCAAGCCTCGCAGGACGCGCTGCAACCGGCTTTCCGGTTGGGGCAGTCCTTCGCGCACGGCCCGAAATTATTCATTCCTTCCTCCTGACCTGCACCGTCACTTCCGCCTCCCAGCACTCCGGCGCGCGGATGACGATCTTCTTGTCTCTGCCTTCTTCCGGGTCGCGGACGCTGACCAGATAAAACGTCATGTTCTTGTTCTTCTGCGGGTACTTCCGCGCCCGAATGGGTGTGTTGAGCTTCGGCATGAGCCGTGGGAAGATGGGCAGCGGTTTTTGAATGACGATAAACACTTTTTTCCCCTTCATCGCCTGAGCCTCCAATTTTTGTCTGTCCCCGTGAAGCGAAGATAGTGTCCCTTCGACCGCTCAAAGACTCTCGAGCCGAGTGCCTCGTCAAGATCGAGAAGCTCTTCCACGCTCCGTTCCGTCGACAAAATGGTCAGCTTCCCCGGCTGGTTGTACCGTGCCATGATGACCTCCAGCGCGACGTCAAGGTCTGCTTTCGTCGGCTGCTCGTTCCTGCCGCACTTGAGGAAATCGTCTATGTACAAAACATCCGCCGTCTTGTATGCCTTGAGCAGCGCATCTCGTTCTTCCAGCTCGGTAAATGATTTAAGCCGGTTGATTTGGTCGCGCCACATGAGATACCGTACAGCCCTTCCCTGTGTAAGCAGATTTCCGCAGATCGCCACGCATAAATGGGACTTCCCAGAGCCTACAGCACCGGATGCAACAAACCACCCCGTCTTGTCTTCCAGATACCGCTCTGCCGCCCTTTTCGCTGCCGCCTGCCACGGTTCCACAGTCTGGTACGTTTCCAGCGTGTAGTCTCTCAGGAGGTCTTGCAGCCCGCTTTCCGCTGCTCTCTGGATGCTTGCCCTCGCGTCCATGCAGCCGCACCGGATGCAAATCCTCCGCTTGTCGCGGTACTCCATCACGTAGCCCTTGTTCCGGCAGACGGGGCAGTCATAGCCGGTCAGGTTCCCGAGCTTTTTGTTCTCGGAGTCGCATACCAGCTGCTCGTAGGCCGCCGCATCAAAGGACGATCGCGTCAAGTCCCCAGTCCCGAGTCGGCGCTTGATTGCCTGCGGCATTTGCACCCGTTCCACGGCTATTCCCCCTTTCTAGCCAGTCGAAGACAATGCCCTGATAATTTGCCGCCATTGATCGCTCAATGACGTCGGCCATTGCCTTCTCGCCGTATTTCTCCGTCGCATTGGCAATCTGGGAAACCAACTTTTGCAGCCCGGTCGGTTTATACGCCTCTTTCCGCTCTGCCTTGTATGTCACCCATTGCTTCACGATCTCCCGCAAAGAGGGGGTAAGGGGAAGATAACATTCGTTCTCTAACTCCTTCTCTTTCTCTTTCTCCTTCTCCTTCTCTTTCTCGCTTGACGCCTCCCCTCGCTTGACGTTTGCTTCTGGATTGCTATCGTTTTGCTTCGATTTGCTAGATGTTTGCTTCTGTTTTGCTTTCGGTTTGCTGTCTCCTTTCTCTCGCTTGGCGTTTGCCCCGCGTTTTCCGTTTTCCGACTTTCGTTTGCTTGTATCGAGCACAGGCCGAATCAGATCAAAAGCAATGGCTGCAGCGTCGGGAAGGCCTGATAAATCAGGCTCTTTCCCGTCCAATGCGTAATCACAAATAGCGTCATACGCTTTGGCTCTGTCTGCGTCTTTCCGGATGCGCTTCAACGCGCTTGCAAAGCTTCGATAAAACGTAAATTGCGTTCTCTCCATCCCGCCACCGCCTTAGAACGGCAGCTGATCGCCGTCATCCTCGTCCATCATCGTAAACCCGCCAAACCCCTGCGTACCGCTCTCAGGCGCTGCGAATCTCTGCGCCGTCGTAGGAGCCGCAAGCAGCTTCTTTGCAGGAACCGTAAAGTCTCCGTCCCGAATGGCCTGTACAGACCGCGCGGCGGCCACATAGAGGCGCGTACCGGTAGACCCGTCGTTTTTCTGGTATTCTTCTTCGCCCAGCACCACGCCAAATCGCTTGCCTCTCAGCCCGTCCAGCATGGCTTCGTCAAACCGGTATCCGGGATTGGATTCTTCAACCGCCGTCTTGAACGCCTTGAAGAACGGAAGCGCCTTCGGCTTGTACGAACGAATCAGAACAATCGGCCAGAACCCGGCGCGCTTGTATGTATCGCGGTTGTTGCCCATGTACTCGCCTTCTGCGAAGTCCCACGCAATCTTGATGTACTCTTTTTCCTCTACGTCCTGTACCTGGCAGATTTTCGCGATGTACGCCCCGGGCGTCGGATTGTCAAATTCCTGTGCTTCCTGAACTTCGTCCCAATTAACCTTCTGCATTTTCTGTTTCCTCCTTTTTGTTCTTCGGGTTCAAGCCCCAATATGTGCGAATTGTCTCATCGACCATTTTCAGATCGTTGTCGATCTGCGCTGGGAACATCTCCATCGGGCTTTTCGCCGTGGAATACCCTTCTGACTGCGTAACAAAATAGTGCTTGTCCTTCTCCGCTCGGCAGAGCAGCACAATCGAAAACAAACCTTCTACCGTAAGCTTTTCGTCTAGCATCTTGCCAATCGTCTTCGCTTTCAACGTCCCGTCCTGCAAGGTCTCCGTATGATGCAGGAAATAAACGATGCAGTCCGGCGGCGTATGCGTAATGACGAACTGAATCAAATTCCGGAAATTGAGCGCAATATCCGTGAATTTGTTGTAGCCGGTTTCCTTCGCCCGGTCGAAGAACTCAAAAGCAAGCAGATATTGACTGTCGTCAATTGCGTAAGACTTGAACTGTCCAGCCTTGAGCGTGTTCAGGATCTCACCGTAGCTCGAACCATTGATAACCGGAAGCTTCTTCCGGAACGGCAGAGGCTTCGACGCTACATTAAATACGCCGATCTCTTTTGCCGTAAAGTTGCGTAGCGAAGTCGACTTCCCGCTCCCGCTCTCACCTAAAATCAAAACTGGAATTCCCATTATGTATCCTCCATTTCATTTGCTGGTTTCAGCGGGCAATCTCCTCCGACATAGCGCCCCGACCAGAGCATTGGCTCATTCGTCAGCCCGCACCGGCTGCTGCTCTTTCGGTAAAACTGGCAAGCATCACAGCAGATGTATGCATTCCCTTTCAGATCGACCGGGAAATATACCTCCACGGTTGCCGTAGCCTTAATGTACCGGCTCACGCCGCCTTCAAAGTACGCCATGCCATTACCTCCTATTTGCCTTCTACATTTACATTGAAGAGGACCTTCATGAACTCGTCGAACCGATACGATTCCATCCTCTTGTATGCCTTTTCGATAATTTCCAGCTGCGTGCTTCTCGAAATCAGCTCTTCATACTGGTCTTTTTCCAGAGGAACAAACACTTTACATTCGCTCATATTTTAAACTCCTTTTCTTAATTACTTTCGCTCCACACCGTGAATCCCTGCTCGGTCCAGTCTGCGTATTCTTCGAGCATATCCATAACCGTATCGTCGCCGCCGACAATGCCATCGGTCAGATACTCAAAAAACTGACTCTGGAACGCCTTGCAGTATTCAACAATTTCGTAGAGTTTCTTGTAGTCTCGCATTCCTACCTCCACGCTTCTGTAAACACAGTCCAAAACACGATATCGCGGTACGTGACCTTCTGCTCCTGCGGCGCTTCGGGTGGATTCGCGCATGTGCAGCGAAACCACTCCCGCCATCTGTTGCACATGCAATTTTCCCCGCGCCCCTTCGTGCAGCTCTCACAAGGATGCTCCATATCATGCCCCCGTAAGCACCGCGCCGACGAAGAAGCACGCCGCCGCGCCTCCAAGCGTGACCGCCGCCCGGAACAGGCCGAAGCCCAGCATAACCGCCGTACCGCCCAGCAGCATACACGCCATAGAGAAGCAGACCGTTTCCGCGATCTTCATCAGGCTCTTTTGCCGCTTGCGAAGCCGGACGATCTCGTCCCACCTTTCGCCGAGCTCGCGCTCCCGCGCCGCCCTGTGGTTTAACTCCGTGATAATCTCAACGTCACTCATTCTCTGCCTCCACAAATTCGCCGCACATGATATTCTCCGGCTTGGTCTTCGCGATAATTTTTCTGTATTCGCTTGTGATTCTCACGCGGAGGCCTGCGTAAATGCCGAACTTACAGCCTGCCTCGATGCCTTCGCCTGCCTCGATGCCACAGCCTGCCTCGATGCCTTCGCCTGCCTTGATGCCACAGCCTGCTTTGACGCCCCGGCCTGCTTTGATGCCACAGCCTGCCTCGATGCCTTCGCCTGCCTCGATGCTTCCGGAAACTTCTAGCCGTCCAGCAAAAATGATTGATTTTTCAGTGATCAGATCGCCGTCGACCTTCCGGACATCATCCGTCCTGCCGAATACGGAAAGTAGCCATGACCCGTAGCTGAAACCCTTCTCCGCGCAGCAGTCCAGCAAATCCTGATACTCTACGCCATCCGGATACTTTTCTTTCGGGAATTCTTTCAGAAAATCCCTGTATCCGGCTGCACATGCGCCTTTCTCCCGCAGGAGCTCCTTTGTAATTTTCATTTCATCCTCCTTAAATAATCTTCCTTGCCGAGTGGGGCTTTTCTGTTTGCTGCATAGCCCTTGCGTCTCTGAGCCCTTCGCAGCCCTGCCGCCGCTACGCATTGCTGGGCTTTACATTGCCTTTGCCTGTCGAAGCAAAGCGCGCGTTACTACGCCGTTGCCACGAATTGCATACCAAAGCCTTTGCTATGCGGAGCAGTCAATGCCACGCCATCGCTACGCTTTGCCGCACATTTCCGTTGCCGTTCAATGCCTGTCCTCGCCGATCGGAGCCATGCCTCTCCCTCGCGAAACTATGCGGTTCCACGCCTATCCGTTGCTCCTCTGCGCCTTTCGCGGCTTCTCCTCTGCGCTCGTAGCTTATCGATGCCTTCGCTGTGAATCGTGTTGCCCCCGTTGCGGCTCATTGCACTGCTTTGCTTTTCCGTTGCTGTGCCGCTCAGAGCCCCGCGCGGCTACGCCTTTGCCTGTCGTTGCCAGACCCAGCCGTGCCCTCGCACTTAATCGAGCACTTCGTAGGTGAACCGTCCTTTCCCGGAGTTCCGCCACTGGCCAATGCCTCTAAGCCGTCCGTAATCCAGCCATTCCAGGACGATATCCTTGTGCGCCTTTTCATCCAGCATCGTAATTTCAAACTCGATCGTGCTGCCCGCCGGAATCTCCTCCGAGTTCGCAAGCGCCACACGCTCGCCCTGCGGGGTCGGTGCTCTCAAAGGCCGCTGGCATTCGCCGATCTCGCCGCTGACCTGAATTGGGATGTGCCGCGGCTCGACGAAAATCAAACCGTCGATGATCTTCTTGTAAGCTTTCAAGCTCGAGCTCTTTGTCGTCTTGACTCTTGTCAGCATACCGCAAGAGTCTTTGAAGAACCCCTTGATCTGATAGTCATACAGAACCGGGCACCCGTTCGCGCGGGGGAACACCGTCATTCCCTTGTCTGCCACAACGTCCGCGCCCAAAGCCGCGATCTCGTCTTCGATGGTAGAAGCGTCCGGCGCTTTCGACGCGATGAAATCCCGCGCCACGTTCTCATTGCTCGGCCACGTGCCAAGCACAGGCTCCAAAAATGTTAATCTGACTTTCATTTGCGTTTCCTTCCTTTTCATTTGTTAGATATTTTTGCAAGCACCCAGACCGGATACTTAGTAATCAAAGGAGTCCAAAAACTCCTCCCGCGTGATTCCAAGCCGCTTACAAATTGCGATTGTCCCTTTCATCTGCTCCCCAAGTGGCTCACGCATTCGCTTTGTCAGCGTCGTTTTGCTTGATACCCCGGCGAGTTTAAGCAGGTCGTCCAGTTTTACGTTTCTCTCCTTTACCCTCCCGTAAATCAGGCGGGACAGGTTCTTCGACGTATTGTCCCGGCCGAGCTTTACCGCTGGCATGTTATTCCTCCTTTTCCGTTTGAGCCTCTTTTACAAGGCTCAAGGTTCCTTCCGTTTTCTCGGCTTCTGTAGCAGAGAGTCGACCGATACGCCGAAATAGTCGGCAATCGCTTTTACAGTGTCGATGCGCGGGGCAGCGTCCTTACCTGCCCACTTTCCGATTGTGCCGTTGGCAATGCCGCACGCCTTTTCTACGGTCGCGATGTTCGTCTTATGCTTCTCGCAGAGGCGCTTGACATTCTCATAAATCAAAAAAATCCCTCCAATCCGTACGAATACTACTTGACAGAGGTTAGAAGATAGTCTAATATAAGCGTGTCAAGGCAATTAAATATCTTCTGAAAGTCCGTCTTGGTGAGGGGCTAGGTTTTTTGTACCCTTCACGCCTCTAAGTATATTAGAGTTTGCCCTAAAAGTCAAGAACTATTTTCGCGTTTAGTCTAATTTTTTTAAGGTGCCGTATATGCTCGATAAAATCAAAGCACTATGCAAGGAAAAGAAAACTTCTATATCCAAACTGGAAAAGCAGCTTGGATTTGGTAATGGCGTCATCGGCAGATGGGATAAGTCTGTTCCGAGCTATGAACGACTCGCCGCAGTTGCTAACGCGCTTGATGTGCCAGTCTCCTACTTGACCGGCGAAACTGATGACCCGTCTGCGGGCATAAAAAAAGAGCGCCCCGCCGATGGCGAAGCGCCCGCTCAGGACACCCTTATTCAAGTTGTAAGAAACAGCAAAGACAGGGCTTTCCTCTTGAAAGTGATGGACGAAGTGAACAAGAGTATGCAGAAGTTGCAGTAAGGAGTTGCTATGAACCGATTACCGTCATTTGCAGATTTCCTATCCCAAATCAACATAGATTCGTTCTCTTACGATATAAACAGGTTTTCCACGGAGGACATCAAGCAGCCTACTGATATGTTCACAAACGAGCAGTATGCATTTTTGATGAAATCATACTCCGCTATGTCTCTCGCTCTTTTACAGAGCTACCATTCATGGCTGACTGAACAGCTTGAACAATTACATCAATAGGCATACGAACCGGGTCGTTCTTTGCGCTGTCTCTTATGGAAATCGTCTCCTCCAGCAGTTCGCTCAGAAGCTTATCGCGCATTTTCTCCGCTCTTAACAACTGCACAAGGCAATAAATGAAAGCCACGAGCACAGCGAGTATAAGTGCAATCATAATAATTTTCATTTCGTCAGTACCTCCCACTTTCAACATTGATAATACTGAGGATTCTTTTACATTCTTCGTTCGGAAGCTGCTTGATTTTTTCAATCAGTTCCGCCCTCAGTTCTTCGATGGGCGCAATTTTTTCACCCTTATTATAGCACATATCATCCTGAATACAAACCATTTTCCGCCGTCCTTTTCTTAACTTCCAAATTTTATTGTCTCTTTTTGTGTATATTTGTTCTTGAGGCTGTCGAACTCTGGTGGTAAAATCGTAGTATCAAAGCAAATATTCTACTATGAGGGAGTTTTACAATGAAAAGAATACTTCCGCTTTTTCTAGCTGTGCTTCTTATGACCGGCTGCACAGCAAAACCAACGAAGGGAGAACCAGAAAAAGCGAGTGACCAAGAAACAGTCACCGTTCCTGACGCAAAGGTTGACTATTCTCCAGACGCGCCGGAGCTCGCAGAACCGATTCTTCAGGAACAGCCCGAGGTTCCCATTTCAGATAAAACCGCGCAAACATATTTCGGCGATTCCACTGCATCCGATATCGCACCCGCTGCGCCAGCCGCTCCGATCGAAGCATCTGAACCAACCGAACAGCCTGTTTCGGAAGCTATTGCTTCCCCGGCTGAGCCAATTACAGAAACAACGTCACAGAAATCATCCGGTGTATACGTTGGAAGTGTTGACTCGGATAAATACCATAATCCGAGTTGCCGCTTTGCAAAGGAAATACTCCCAATGAACGAAATCTGGTTCGATAGCGCGGAGGATGCACAGAATTCTGGGTATTCACCTTGCGGCAGCTGCCACCCTAAATAATACTATAGCGCAATGTTTACCCCCCAAAAAAAAGAAAAGAGGAAAATGAGATGGACACTGTAGAAAGACCCGTTCCAACCGAAAATCAAAAGTTTTGCAAATTTTGTGGCGCGATCATCGACAAGGGCTGCGTAATTTGCCCGAAGTGTGGAAAGCAAGTCGAAGAATTAAAGTCCGCGCAGCCGAACGTCGTAATCAATAACACAAACACAAATGCGAACGTGAATACTATCCACGGGTATGGTCGTCCGAAGAACAAATGGGTTTCATTCTTCCTTTGCCTTTTCTTCGGTATGATCGGTGCACATAAATTCTATGAGGGCAAAGTCGGAGCAGGAATCCTGTATCTCCTCACACTTGGGTTGTGCGGGGTTGGATGGGTCATTGACACTATCGCAATCTTGCTGAAGCCGAATCCTTACTACGTCTAACTCATAAACTTGCTTTCCTGCCAGTCTTTGTGCTTCTCGCCTACATCTGAGACGCAGGCAAAGAGCATAGGTGCGCCCTTGATGTAGTCCAGGCTCAGACTGTGGACGTCTTTGAAAAACGCCCCGTCTACGATGATGTTTACTTTCCCGTTTTCAAAGCGAATATTGATGCTCTGCATTTTGTGTACCTCCATATTTTAGAACGTATGTTCAAGAATTTCAATTTGGAATCTTCCACAAAGAACACCTTGTATTTTCTTCGTCCGGTAACCCTCGTAAGCGGCAATTATGGGACAGACTATTTTGTATAATGGAATGTTTAAGATCGCCCCACCGTCGCTCCACCGGCGGTGGGGCTTTCTCACGCGCCTGTAACCAGTATAGCAAAACGGGTGGAAATGTCTACCATCAAATTGGTAAAACCATACCCGTGGCGGAAAAATCAGCGAAATATATGTGAAAATGGAGGTATATCATGTCGGCAATTCAGGAGCTCGCCCCATATATTTCTGCATATCAGGGGAACATCAAGCGGGCGAAAGAAGATCAGCATTACACCATCGACAGACTTGTTGATGAATCCGGCGTTTCCAGATCGGCTGTTTCGAAGCTCTGTGCAGGTACGCAGCAAGACCCGAAACTATATAATTCTGCCGCGCTGTGCCGCGTTCTTGGGCTGTCGCTGGATGAGCTGTTCGGGCTAAAACCGCCTACCGACAGCCCAAGCGAACTCCAGGAGCGGAACCACAGGCTCGAACTCGAGAATGTCAGAGCGACCGCCGCAAACGAAATGCAGCGGGCGCAGATCAAAGCCACACACGCTATCTGCTACCTGTTGGTCTTTTTCTGTGCCATGCTTGCGTTTTCGCTGATCGTGTACCTTGTTATCGACTCGCAGATTACAGACGCTGGCATCATCCGGGACGGGAGGCTATCTGTAATGGCGTGGATATTTATCGCCCTGATTGTCGCGTCCATACTGGCCGTAGGATTCACCATTCTTCGTATCGTAAAAAAGGAGAACAGCAATGAAAAAACTGAAAGCCCCAGAGGCTGAAAAACTGCCGTCCGGCTCTTACCGCTGCCGCGTGATGGTAAACGGGAAAGCGAAGTCGTTCACAGCAAGCACAAAGCGAGAAGCAGAGCAAGAAGCTTTAGAATACAAAATCGGTATCCTTTCTGCCGAGGAGGCAAAGCCGGAAATAACAATCCGCAAAGCCATAGACGAATACCTGGAATTCAAGAGCGGCACTCTTTCCCCAGCGTCTATTCGCGGACACAGAATCAAGCAACGGTGTTACCTCCAACCTATCATGGATGTCCCCTTATCCAAACTCTCCGTGAGTGCTATACAGCAGGCGATCAACGCCGAAAAATGCAGCCCGAAGACCATCCGCGAAACATGGGCGCTGATACGTCCGGCGCTTAAGCGATATGGTGTATCATACGAAGTGGCGCTTCCCGCCATCCAATCGGACGAGCACGCTTTTTTGTCTGCGGAAGAAATTCCTGTGTTTTTGAAAGCGGCGGAAGGGAGCAAGTATGAAATCGCGTTTCTTCTGGCCTTACACTCTCTGCGTGTGTCAGAAATCCTCGGTTTGCGTTGGGAGAACGTTGATCTGAAAAAGCAGTCCATAACGGTTCGAGGGGCTACCCTGTTCGACGAAAACAACAAACTGGTAAACAAGGTGTCTAACAAAAACCGTTCTTCGCGGCGGACTATTCCGATCATGATACCGAGGCTGTCGCAGCTGCTTTCAGAAGCAGAAAAATCAAGTGATTTTGTCGTCGTTGCAAATCCGAACAGCATTCGCGCCGCGTCAAATAAAATATGCAAGGGAGCAAACCTGCCAGAAGTCGGGACACACGGTCTGCGGCATTCCTTCTGCTCCCTTGCGTATAAGCTAGGTATATCGGAAAAAGTCACGATGCAGCTAGGCGGATGGTCGGATTACGGAACTATGCGGAAGATATACACGCACGTTGCGCAGGCAGACATATCCGAGTCTGTGCAGCAAATGAAAACGTTCTTTTCTTGATTTTGCCACGATATTTGCCACGAAAATAAAAAACCTAGTGTTTTCAATGTGTTTGATGCTCGATTTGAGGGTTCGAATCTCTCCTTCCGCGCCAAAGAAGAAACCCTGTAATCTCAAGTGATTACAGGGTTTTCCTTTGTATATCAAGGCTTTCAGGCATTTCGAGCGTATCATTTATTTGCGATGCGTATCAATTATTTGACACGCAAAACACAATTTTGACACGCATTTTTGCCACGGAATTTGCCACGCTTTTTGCCTCGTCATAGGGACTTCATTTTTCTTAGAACAGAATCATATACCCTACGGTTTACAAGTGAAAGCGTGTCCATGAGTTCGTCAACGACCGTCCAAGCCTTCGCCTGGTCTTTCCCGGCTACCGCAAGCAAAAACTCACTGTCCCCGTACTCGCCCACAGTAGCCGGTTCTGCAGTCACAGGGGCGGGAGCGCCGGAGTAGTAACCCAAATACCTACCGCCGTCGCCCCGTTCCTCTTCCTGCATCTTGTCGCGTATCACATACAAACTCGCCAGTTTGGCATAGTTGGAATAGCTGGATTCATCGAATTCCAATTTTGCAATTGCCGCTCGAATTTCGGCTTTATCCAGCATACGTCCACCTCCTATGCCCGGTCGATCTGCTCCATGCAGCGGCGGATAGCCTCGCGCGTCTTATCATCGTCCGCGTCGCGCATCATGTCTTCCAGCGTCGAGCGCATATGCTCCCGCGCGTCGGTGCGGCTATACCGGCCCATAGAGTCCCGACGCCTGCCCCGGTAAGAGCTGCCGCGCCCATACGTGCCGCGCATATCGGCTTCCCACTCACCATCGCGGGAATAGCCGCCGTCCTCAAGCATTTCGATTTTGTAGGTGTTCTTGATGGAACTCGTCAGCTTCTGGATAGCGTCCAAGTCACCGGCGGACATTTCTCGCTTGTCGGCGATATCGTCCAGCTCCTTGCAGAGCATTTCCCGAAGATTTCTTAAATCGTACATATTCCTTCCTCCCTTCATGCTACTCTCTCGACGGTCAGATTGCTGTTCGCGAAATTGACCGCCTGCGTACTTGTATTACGCATACCTACCGTCACACAGCAGCCCTTCAGTACGCAGACCTGTGCAGAGACGTAGATATTAAAATAATTCTCGACTGCTGCCGGAGTGACCGTAGCCGTAGCGTTTGCCAGTGCTTCGCCGTTGATGGAAAGCGCTGCGGTAATCGCTTCGACCGTACCGCCGGTCGGAATGGCAATATTGCCGCCATAAGATACCTTGAAAACCGCCTTGCACTGATTGGTCAGCCCGCGAAGTGTGACCTGCCCGCTGCCCTCGCGATGCGCAATGCACGGCTTGCTGTTGACCGCTGTTTCGGTCAGAGGCACATTCTGACCGGATGCGACGGAGACGATATTGGAATTCGTAAATTCAGCCAATTCCATACACCTCACTTTCATTTGCACTCTTTCCTGCGCAGACAGGCATAAGCGATGCCATCATTGAGGTGATAGATTCAGCATAATTCGGCTTTTCCATTTCGTCGACGGTTTTTAAGATCAAACCATACGTCGACAAATCCATCACACTCATTTTGTTCAAATCCATATCCATCAGGTAGTCAATGTACTTTTCTTTCACGTCCTTGAATGTTGCCATAAAATCATTCCTTTCTAAAAGCGTCGAATTCGACACGGTTAAAAATAGCGGCGGGACGATCGCCCCGCCGCGTTTCTCGAGTATCGGCAAGGAACCGATCATTTCCGTGACCTCACGAAAAAGCTCTACGTTATGGAGTTAAGCGCAGTTGCAGCAGCCGGTGTTATAGCCGCAGCCCTGATTGTAGCCGGTGTAGCAACAATTCGGATTCTGCACGATGTAAGCCGGTCTCGCGGGCGGATTGTAGTATGCAAACTGTCCGCTCACATAGTTCCGCAGATCAAGCGTCTGCGCGTTCTGGCTAGCTGCAAGCTGTGCAGCAAAGAGCTGCTGGTTCTGCTCTGCAATCTTGCTGTCCTTCGCTGCAAGCTCCTGCGCGGTCAGGCGCTGATCGATGCTTCGGAAGCCGCTGTTCATGGCATCGATAATGTCACGCGTGGTGTTCTGAACGGTGTTTCTGGTGTCGCAAGCCTGCGAAGCCATGTCATACCGCACCTGCGCAACGGCTGCACGGTTCTCGCAGCAGCACTCCTGCGCCTGCATTGCCATGTTGTTGAGCTGCTGCATCAAGGCTGCCTGCTGGTTGCAGCGGGAAAGCTCTGCATTCCCGAACCCAGTAAGCAGGGAGTTGTTCACGGCATAGAATCCATCACACAGCCCACCATTGATGATATCCATCTTGCGTTCGATGTTGGAGAAGTCAGAGGCCAGAACATAGCCGTCAACTACTCCGCCGGAATTGTTGCGGTTATTGCCGAAGCCATTACCGCCCCAGCCACAGAACAGGGCGAGGAACAGGATAATGAACCACCACCCGCCATCGCCTCCGAATCCGCCCCAGCCGCCGGAGCTGCCGGAAGGGGATACGTTCATGGTCGGCTGAATGCCGCCATCAGAAAGACTCATAATCATTTCTCCTTTCGTAGATTTTGAAATTTATCTCAATCGTGCGCACGAATTGAAATCTTAATTATCCAAGAAGCTGTTGAAACTGGCTTGCCGCCTGTTGTAGCTGGTTCAACTGCTGCTGCGAGATTTTCCCAGACTGTACCAGCTTCTCAACCTCCGCCCTCGGGTCTCCCTGAAAGCTCTGCTTGAACTGTTGAAACTGCCGCACCATATTTTGAAACTGCCCCATAGCCCCGGGCATCTGCCCGCCGCCGAGTGCATTAAACAGTGGATTCATTTTCTGCCTCCTTCACCTTTCTAACGGGCTTGACGCTCAGAGCCGCCACCTTTGCCGCCAGTTCGTCAAAGTCCTTGCGGGTCACGTATTCCACTGTAGGCACTGTTTGCGGTGCTGTGGGGCTCACGGGGGCTGTAGAGCGCTCTACGAGGTCATACGTTGTCATTGTTGGTTTACCGCTTGCGTCGGCTTTCTTCACATACACAACCGGCGCATTCATGTCCCAGAGCGTGACGGCGTTATTCGGCGCGACGATAAATTCGTTTGCCGCCTTTTCGTTCGGAACCCAGATGATAGACTGTCCCCCGCTCGGTTGCTGTGACTGAGGTTGCGGAGTCGGATACTGCATCGACGGCGCAGGCTGATACTGTGGACGCATCATTGGTTCCTGCATCATGGGTGGTTGATTGTAAATCGGCTGCTGATACACATAAGGCTGTTGTCCGAACATCATTTATCCTCCTTTTCCCAATAGAACAGTGGAATTTCGCTCCCAGAATCCCACGTGTCAAAATACGTACCATCTTCCACGCACACAACGTGGCTTGATAACGCCAGCACGTACGCGCCGCGCGGATGGTCTCTTGCGAATTCCTCGACCGTATAGCAGTCCGGGCATGTGTTCGGCACAACGTTCCGGGTAAATCCCTGCTGCCGGAGGTACGCGCCCCAGACACTGTTCGCCGACGGCATGTCCCCCATTTTCAAACCCTGTAGGCAAAGCCCGACGTATGTTTCATCCCAGCTCTTTCCCGTCGCCTTCGCAATCGCCCGAACGGTACAGTCTCCGACTTGTTTTCCTTCCGGGTTTGGATTGAAATAAGAAAAGCCCATACCGAACACTCCTTTGATGTGTCCAGTATGGGCTTTCCCGTATTTTTGTGTGCCTCAATTTTGCATCACTTTTGCTTATCTTGCATCTCTTTAAAATACGCGAGGCTCCAAACGCCTTGCTGCTCGAGCGTGAGGCATTTGTCAAAGTTGTCGGTAAAGGTCTCGATGTCAATTTTGCCGTACTGTTCGGCGATTTCGCGGTCGATATCTTCCGTTGCCTTGCCCATCGCGTGGAGCTTGCGGACCATAATGGTTGCCCACTTGATGGGAAAACGTTGCGCGTTGTCGATGTCGCTCTGACTCCGTGTATTTGTGGCCTTGCGGCAAATCGCAAAGATCGTCGCCAGCGCCTGAATCTGCTCGGTTGTCATATCAGATACCTCCCTGTTTATATACTCACCAATCCAGCCCCGCAGGAGCTCATTTGGTGTTGTCCCGTCCTCTTTCGCTGCTGCCTTAAATCCTTCAGCAACCTCACGCCGCACTCTGGCGGCGACGTTTGTCATGTTTTCGGCCTGCCACTTTGCCGTGGCGCGTTTTTGTGCCTCAGTCGGCATTGCTCGCCGCCTCCTTTTTCCGCTGCCGGTAGGCAGCTTGATTTTTTGCAAGCCGCTCGCGCTTGCGGATTGCCCGGCACGCATCCGAGCATGTGTTTGATGGCGTGCTCCCCATGATGGGAGCGCCGCAAACGGCGCATAGCCTGATGCCCGTTTTGCGTTCGCGGGCGATCCCGTCGAGCCGCTCGGCGTTTTGCCGATTGTATGCCCGCTTCGTGGGGGCGATATTTTCAGCAAGCGCGGGCGCGGCGCAAGCCCGGCAATACCGTTGCCAGCTGCTGCTTACAACGTATGGCGCGCCGCAGCGCTCGCACAGGTCGACGCTCCCGAGTGGTCGAGATGCGCCGCCGCTTGCCCTATATTTGCGCGTGGCCTCGCGGCTTGCCGCCTTCCGGC